TTTGGGAGTTGATTTCTTTCTATTATTCTCACTGTTAATCCTTTTTCTTTTTGTTGCCATATTTGAAACTTCTTTGGTTATCTTTTAATCCTCTTTTAATTAATAATTTATCTAATTTCTCTTTAAATTCACCTATCTCACCTTTACTAAAGTTTCTGGGATGCCCAGAGCCTTCTTCAGTAATTTGGATAGATCTGTCAGGCATCTTCTTCCTCCGGTTTAGGCTTGTATCCTTTGCTGATCTGCCAGATCTCCACAGCCTTCTTGAAGATGTTCCAAGCATCCTTTAGCTCCTTACTGCTCCACACTTTCATTACAGGAGCTTCTGGTTTAGCTGAGTTGATCACTAGGCTCATACAGGCAGGCATTGGCTTGAAGCAGCGTCTATATGCTGCCAACTGATAAGCCCAAGTATCGTAGAAAGTAGGTTTATTCCCTTTTATGTTCTGCGTCTTGTAGTCGATCAACATTGTTGGAAATTTATTGTGCTTAACCTGACAGACTAGATCCACAGTTCCGGCATATCCTACCTTTTTATTAACAACTACCTTCTCAGCAGAGTAGACCTCTTTCATATGCTTCTGTGACCAGCGTATAAAATGATCAATATACGGAAAAACATCAGGATCTTCTGTGCTGTCAAACGTACCATTATTCACATTCTCAATCTGGTTGTGTACTCTAGTACCAAAGCTTGTGATCTCCTTCTGTTCTCCTTTAAGAGAGTGGTGGATTCTGTTCTTGTAATCCTGAACCTCTTCCCCTTCCTGTGGCCTCTTGTAGAAGCTCTCTTCTATGCACTTGTCAGTTTTCCACTTGGTTAACTGAGGCTTATCCAGAATACCCAGCAGCGTGGTTACTGAAGGAAATAGCTGCTGCTTTCTAGCGTGTCTTAGAGTGGTGTTCTTACCGTCTGGCTGTGTATGAAGTGGAAGACCACTGGCTGTATACCAGTGGCCTCCGCTATCAACCTTATCAACCAGACTCTTCCTAGGTTGCACTATGACCATTTGAATCTCCTTAATACGGGGCTTGATCGTTTGACTCAGTTACTGAACTAACAGCGTCCGATACAGTTCTCTCTAAAGCCTTAGCCTTAATTCTTTCTCTAGCTGCTTCTGGGTCCCACTCCCCACTCGGCTCTAGCTCTTTTGTAGCTGGATTGATTGTAGAGATGTTAGCCCAGACTCTGCCATTTGCATCTGGATTGTGTTTGATTCTGAGAGTGGCACTCTTTCCTAGCAGGATCGCCTTGAGATCAATGTTTCCCTCTGTTGGGACTTCCACCCCCCAGTTGTCCAAGTTATCTCTTAGCTTAGCTATTTGGCCTTTCTGACCGGGTTCTGGTTTGTAGAGGCTGGCAGCATATTCTGCTTGAGATACAAACGGTCTACCGTCTTCCATCTTTGTCTCTAGTTCAAAGATGATCCTAGCTTTAGGCTTTGGCTGCCAAGTAGCATTCTTTACAGGAACTAGATAGCGTCCCATTGCATCAGGTTGCACCCCCATTGCCTCACCAACATCTATAACATCAACGCAGACTGCATTGATCATTCCTTCAGGTGCTAGTTCGTATTCTTTTCCTTTATTTTCTGGTATCAACATATTTCTATTTTGTTTCTTTATCTTGTTTATCCTGAACACACTCCACCAGATCTGATCTTCGGAGGATGTTCAAAAAGTCTTCTGCTGGTAGCGTACAGAGCCAACCGTAATTATTCTTTGTGTGGGCAACTACTGGGATCTTCCCTGCAGCTTTATCGAAGAGAGCCTGCTTGATAGCGTCCCAGATGTTCAGTCTCTCAACGTTCTTAACTTCCCAGTGAATTGTTGGAAGCTCTGGGCATTGAACATCAGCAGATGATCCGTCTGGACTCTTCCCGCTGAACTGCTGAGATCTGAAGGACTTGCCGAATCCGTGATCTCTGAGCATATCCCTCCACTGCCTCTCTCCTCTCTTACCTTTTTCTCTGCTTAATTTGCCGCCCATTGTTCTAAATGTTTAACGTTAATTCTGGTGATTTGAGGGGAGAGTTTTACAGCCTTCAGAGTCCTCTGCCTGATTGCTCTTCTAATTGTGTCAGGATGCACACTGAGCCTATTAGCAGCGTCCTTAATGCTGATGTGGGTAGTCATTTTAGAAAGAAATAGGTTTTACTAAAATCGGTATCAATTTTAGCAATTGAAATTGATGACAGGGATGCCGCCGCTGGGTTAAAAGCTAAAAAAACCCTCATAGCCTTGCTCTCACAATTAGCTCGATTAGCACCCCTGTCATCGTAGTCCCTCGCTTCTCAGCTAACTTTCTTAGCCTTTGAATTACATAATTAGGAAATCTGTAGTGAACTGACTTCCTCTTTTCGTTTGTTTCCTCCTGCATAAATAAATACGCCTCCTTGCGTACAAACTGTGTACACTGTGTACACTGTAAGGTAAAGCTTTATACTGCAGGAGTTTATATATTTATTGAGATAAAGGTCTCAATCTTACAGGCAAAAGAGGGGTTGACACTGTGTCTACAGTTAGACAGATTGCCTTTTGTTCAGTTTTGAGCGTTAAAAAGAAACATAAGAATAAGGAGTTAGTGCATTTCCGCTTTGACGCAGACTTGAACGAATTGCTAGATGCTGCCTGTGATTATTTAGGGGCAACTAAAACAGAATTAGTCGAGAACTGTATCAGGCAGAACCTCGACAAAGTTATTACTACTGAGGAAGGTCGAAAGGCCGCTGCTGCCAAGCTTTTCAAGAAGGTGAGAAGAAAGACAGAGCTGTAATAGTTCTTCTTTACTTCTGCCTGTTTTCAATTCGGCATCTTTAAGAGATTCGATCACTTTTTCATTGATCATTAAATTCATCAGCAGTGCGGTTTGTGTACACTGTATATAAATGCAATGCAACAAATTAAGACCGCAGCGGTTTTTGAAACCGCTTTCTTAAAACAAAAAAACCCCCTAATCATTGAAGAAAAAGGGGGCTTGTGGTTTTTTGCAACAAAGTTGCAACAGAATTACAACAGTTCTATTTTTACTTTTATCAATCCTGCTCTGGTATTTTCTAACTTCTTGAAGGCAGCCTTGCTAAGGTCCAGCGTCCTGCCTTTAATAAAAGGCCCTCTGTCTGTAATCACAACAATCACAGATTTACCTTTATAGCTCACCTTTATTTTAGTTCCAAAGGGTAGCGTTTTGTGGGCTGCTGTTAGATGATCAGGATTGAAGTAAGAATACTTCCAATTCTTGTGGTGGCTGGCTGTAGGCTTGCCCCTGTATCTCTCTCCGTAATAGGAGGCAATCACTTCAGGCTGCTCTGCATAAGGTCTACTAATTACCCAGCTAAACACAATCAAGCAGGAGATTATTGTAGCTAATATTTTCATTTAAACATTACCTCCCAACCTTCTGGACTGATCCCTGACTTAACAAACTCGCTACCGTCAGCATCCAAGCCAAGATCAAGCAGGTTGTCAGTCTGCCTAAACTTGAAGAGGTTGCTGCCTTTTATCTCAACTGAATACTGTTTGGCAGTTAAGACACAAGGGCCAGTGAATTTATAGATATGCTCAGGATCATACTTCTCAGTATAAGAGCAGTGGGTATCAATGTATCTGCTCATATAAACCTACTTCCTTTTGCTGGTACTAACACCCTGCCGTTTATTTTTTTCCAAACAACTTCTTGGCTTTGGGCATATCCTCCACCGTTTAAGATGCTGATTATTTTAGCCTGATCAATCTTTCCTAGATTAATCTTTGTGACCTCACCTACCAGTTGAATACCGTCTTCCATTTCCCTAGCTGCTTTAATAGCTGCTGCTTTGCTTGAGTGATAGGTACGCTGTTCATCACAATCGTAAGCTTCGTAAAGGATCATAGCTTCACCGTCCTCCCCACTCTAGGCAACTTACTTGGCTCTGTCTGATTGTGTATCCAACGCTTCAGAGCACCCTCAGCAGCCAGAACAGAGTCAGGACTAACCTGACTCCACTTCTTAACTCTAGGATCCTTCTCCTGAGCGATCATTAGGATAAACTCCTTAGTAGCCTTCTTATTTAGTAAGCTCACGCTACTGCCCCCTTCCTGATGCTAAACTTAGGCATCTCTAGTAGGCTAACGTAATTAGCTTTAGCAACCTCTGGAGTATTGCCCAACATCTCAGCAGCTAACCAGACTGATTTAGTCTGAAGAGCTACCTGTGATCCGTAATACTTACGAAGATCATAAGCCTTCTTTTTATTAGTAAAGCCTAGCTCTGTGAGTTTATCGTTTAAACGTCTCCAGATGCTTCCAGTTCGCTCCGTCATAGTTCCTCTTAGGATATACTCCCCTTCAGGGTTATGTTGCTTAAACAGCTCTTTATCAGATTCGTTCTGATACGGGAGATGTCTAGGAGGTTTGCCGTCCACTTTGAAAGAAAACACAGAGAGACAGTGATCAAGGATCCAGCTCTTCTTAGCCCTACCTGCTTCAGAGTTCCGCATTCCGTATTCTGACATCAGCTTGAAAGCTAGGTATAACTGAGGATCAGATTCTTTGATGCTGTCGAAGTAGCTAAACGCTTTCTCGTACCTGCCATCAGTTGCAGCACTCCAGCCTTTGATTTTAGTCTGACTAACTTTGTAGGACAGAACATCCCAGTTCTCTGGTAGCTCATAATACTCAAGCATTTTCTGACTCCAGATGCTGAGAGCACAGCGGAGGATGCTGGCTGCTCTGTCTTTACGTTTAGCTTTTTCCTCATCATCAGCTTTGCCAATAAACTGCTTAACCCACTTCTTCAATACTTGAGCTGTGAGCTTGCTGACAGGATCAGATAGCTTGATCTTGTTCTCTCTAAGGATTCTTTTGTAGCAACACTTGTTTCCAATAACAGAAGAACCCTTCACCTCAGTCTCAACCTCGTAAATATCAAGACACTTCTGGAAAGTCATCACTGCCTTCTCTTTCTCCACCTTCCTCTCAAGCTTGGTAACTGTATCAAAGTTGCCTGCTGCTTGTTCCTCCAGCCAAGTCTTAACTCTCTTAGCTGCGATCTCCTTGTCCGTAGTTTCAGGGCTGTGCTTAGTTCTCTTCCCGTTTATGAGAATGCGATACTGAAAACGACCTGAAGGTAAATCCTTCAGGCGTTTCTTGATCTCTTTTATATTTGGTATTTTCATATCTGTGTGTGTGTCTGGCTTTAATGCCGTCAACAGAGGTGAGTATTGTATACACTGTGTCTACAGTCAAACATATAATCAAATGCTTTTTGCTTTGTTTATTAAGGTTTTTGAAGATCTTGAAAAAAAGTTTAGAAGGATTGGCCCCTGAGTTACTTAATTCTTCGGGGGCCACTTCAGGGGCCACTTTCGGCTCATATTGTAGCCTATCTCTGCATATCTCTGCATAAGGTTTTGCAGAGTTGAAAAAAGAAAACGCTTGATGTTTGTTAGGAAAAACATCACTTTCTGCCTTCCTTTCGAGGAAAAGCCAGTTTAGCTCAGTTGGTAGAGCACTCGATTTGTAATCGAACGAATACACTCTTTTCGCCCCCTGTTTATAGGGCTTAAATTTTCGGGGGCCAATCTAGGGGCCACTTTAGGATTTCTTCAATAAGTTCCACTGATTCTTAAATTGTTCGTAAAGCTTAACAGGTTTCCTTCCATAGAACCCGTAAGGGAAAAAGCTCAAATTAAACTTACCAGTAGGGATCTCATCAACAGGAATGACGTAATAAGAATCTGGGGCTAGAAATACGATCAGGAAATCAACGAGGTTAGGGTTCCATTTGCCCAGCATTATCGGAGTACCTCTGTCAGTGTAAGGGTCCCAGCGGGATTTGATTTGAAGTCTGTGGGTAGCAGTTTTGTAGGAAGCTATTAGGTCAACTGCAGACCTGTCTGAGAAGGGGAAGAAAATATCAAAGCCTAGTGGCAGCAACTTGGCAGCAACCAGTAGCTCACTGGCTCTGCCTTTTCCAAAAGCTGACTCACCTTTTCCCGCTTTTGGCCTTCTTGACTTTGGCAAGTGTCCCGTAGACGTAGGCTTTTTTTCTTTCACCAGACATACCCTTCTTGCTGGCAGCTTTTGATAATTTATTATGAAGCTTCTTAGGCATTACTTTTCAGGTTGTGTCAAAAGATTACCTTCTTCATCTTCAATACCAAGATTGTTAAAGAACTTCTTAAAGTTAGGATCTAGGTTTTCAGCATAGATTAATAAGTGAATCTTGTTTGGAGGAATAGGTGCTACCCCAATCTCCTCAGCGTACATCTTACCTATCTCGGTATAAACCTCGATCATTCTAGGATCTTCAGGATACGGAAATCTTTCAAAGGTTTCTCTCTCAAGATCTGCTAGTCCTCGCATAGTAGCCTCTAGTGAGAGATCTTCTTTTTGCTGACTGATTCCAGACTGCAAAGTATCGAGTTGTTTCTGGATGCCTTCCCTGTCGATTGTATCAACTGCCTTCTTCAGTCTATTCTTCTTTGCAGACTTCCGTAGCTTGGCTGCTGCCTCCTTGATCTCTGGCAGATTATCCAGATCAATCAGTTCTCTGATCTGTTTCCTCCTTAGATCTGCCTGCATCATCTTCTCCTTGTCGTCTGAGGGCAGTTTGGTTTCGCTTGGGGTGATTTTACCTAATCCTTTTTCAATGCTCTCTAAGAGCTTCACAGCCTCTCCTAGCTCATTATCCTGCCTATCTTGCTCTGGATTAATTGGCTGGCTGTAGTCTCGATCTCCCTTGAAAACTTCAAGCATCTTCTTCAGCAGGCCGCCTTCTTCCTTAGATCCTTCTCCTACACTGTAGTAGTTGAAGTTCTCGAACATCGGCCTGTCTCCTACTGGGCCAAGTCTGAGCCTGTCAGAGCCAGCAACAGGAGACTTCTTCTCCTGCTTCTTTTCCTCTCTCTTCCTAGTAGCTCTCCTTGAAAGCTCTAGTAATCTCTCCCCGCCTTTCATAGTTTTTCTAAAATTCTTTTGCTCTCTTCCTTCTCTTCTTCAGTAAGCTTTACCTTCGGCATAAATACTCCTGCTGAAGGAGGCTGTGGTGATCCTGTTTGCATCGGTGCTGATCCCGACCCTGCTCTGCCTGCTGGCATAAAGTAACTGAAACCTTCTTCTGCTATCTCTTTAACTTCTGGAGTGATGTCAACGTAGTTGGCTTCTGGACTCTTCTTTGGAAGTTTTTTTATCTTTTCTTCTATGTCCGTTACTTTTCTTAAAAGGGTTCTTTTATTTTGCTGAGCATAGTTCAGCTTAGCTTCAGCAGTAGAGTACTCCCCTTGCAGCGTTAATGTTTCTGGGTTGCCGTCTGCAAGATACTTTTCAATAAACTCAAGATTTTTCTGATTAAGATCAATTTCTTTCTGGTTAGAAAATAAATCCTCTTTCGCTTCTTTAAGTTCGTTAGAAAAATCTTTCTTAATGTTACCTTCCCCTAACCTCGTCCTCCCTACTGCACCCTTCTTCTTAGTAATCTTCTTAGCTTTAGAAGGAAGGCTTTTGT